ATTTTGGTTAATTTTAAGTGGTTTTTTATAGAATAAAAAAAAAAAAAAAAAAAAATCCCCCCCGCCACAAAAAAAAGGAGACGCTCTCGCGCCCCCTTAGGGAATATAAAATCTGAAAGGCAAAAGTAGGTGAAGGTAAATATAGGGGAGTGTTCCCTCCCCTATATTTAATTATATCTTATTTTTTATGAAATATCAAGAGATATTATTTCACAACTTCTACAGTTAAATAAGTTAAATTACCTGCTACATCCCCGTGTATAACATCATTCCTCTGTGAAGTACGATAACAAAGATAAATGATATCCCCCCGCCTGACTCTCACTAATGTAGGAGGAATAACTACAGTGCACGGCTGCCCTGGGTTCATATGGTTTGTTGTAGAAGCTAATGTAGTCCGACTGCCCATAATGTTTTTCATTATTGATATCGTTCTAACCCCCGGGGTACCAGCTGCATCATATGCAACCATTGCTGAAACTTTAACCCAGTAATATCTTTCCCGCCGGTCCAAATCCGCAATCTGATTGTACATTATTTTGACCCCTTGCATTTGAGGCAATAGTTCGGGCATTACCTGTGTTGATTTCAGAGCCAAAGGTGTAACAGCGTTTGTCCGTAACGAAGTAGTATCTGCCCCTAAAAAGGCAGTCAATACTGAATTCTGTATTTTTGACTCAAGTCTGTTAACTGATTGATTCAAAGACGTCAGCTGAGTGTTTACACCAATGTGCGAAGAATTAATCCACTCTTGCATTGAATGCTCTTGTTTTGTAATTAATGAAGAACATTTTGATACAATATAATCAATTAAATTTGAAGCTGTATTTTTAATATTACCGAAAACAATTTCATTGTATTTTTTTAATATACAATCATATTTAAAGGCTGTTACAGATGCCGATATATCTATCCCAAGTTTTTCATCTATAACGGTTATGTGGTCCCCCACATCAGATATATTATCAATATGGGCTTTCAATGTATAATTTACTTTAGGTTTTTCGTTCTCTTTTATATATTGCTTCGCTTTTCGCCGCAAATCTTCAATTAATGCAGAAGTATACGCAATCTGATCTACTTTGTCATTCTCATCTTCTCCTAATTTAAAATTTTTTTCATCGATATCTTGCGCAAAATTTATCGTTTTAGTGTAGGGGAGCGCATATTTCACATCTGATGTAACGTATACGTCTGCATTTTTGTCTAAAGCATTTAACAGTGTTCCATTTTTCCCAACCGGTAAAAGTTTAGTTACAACATTGTCCCAGCTTTCCTCGCATGTTAGCTCTTTTAAATTCTTAGCATATCTAATCTCAACACCGTTATCACGCCCTATTTGTGACTGAATTTTAATATTAAAATTATCTCGAACTATATGTCCTCCCCATTTTTCTGCCATGGTTTGAACAGCTTCGCATAATGAATTTCGCACACAGCGAAAAGATTCTAGTGTGAATATGTCTGAACTAACATTAAAAGGAGATTTTGTATCTGTATTCTCATTTAAGTATTTTATTGCAAAATCACAATGCCTTTTAAATACATAATTATCTTTAATCAAATAATTTTTACTATCATAATATACATGATATGCTTTAACAATAATTTTCATTCTTGTCTTCTGAATTCTAGATATTCTAAACGCTTGTTCACCTTGTGGAAGCGGCACGACAAGAATAGCTAACAACTTTAAATCATTTATATAACTTAAATCAGTTTCTAAATCCAAATAAAATTCTCCGTTATCTTCTTTATAAACTTGAGCTTTTAACGGTTGTATTATTTTGTCTCCATTTGAGTCAAATTCTTTATCATTAATCTTAAATAACTTTATCATTGAGGCGGCTGAACCATTTCAACAGGAATATAGTTCCCTTGAAGTGCAGCGCGGGAAGAAACACCCACTATATTGTCCCCTGCCTTAGCAGCCACTACCCCCAAACCTAATGTTTTAGTTTGCGCAATTAGTTTCGAATTCTGCGTTTCCATATTATACTGATTAGCACAAATTATTGCATCTATATTATTCGTCAATATTATATCTGCCCCCTGCAATCCTGGTAGGTTATCTTCATATATCGTAGAAAAAGTATTATTTTGAATATCTACCTTGATTTTCACTAATTTAGATTGAGCAGAATTTTCACCTTTTCCATACGCTGCTAGCCAATATGTTTCGTTATTAATCTTTACCAGGTTTAGTCTTTCAAAAGCACCCTCTAACAATTTTGCACTCACTGGCCGCTGTTTGGAACGCAGCGGGGCAACTACACCCCATACAGCATTTTGCCCGTTGTAACAAACTACTGCTTTGCTAGGAGTTGCAATAGCCATGGCTACTGCCGACGAACCATAAACACCTCCTTGCGCTGACTGTTCTGGGTCTACCCACCATAGCCCATTAACACGTCTTCCCATTTCCGTAATAACGTTGTAATTGCCGCCTATCCTAACTATAAAAATTTCATCAGCTGTTACCTGCGCAAAATTCAATGCATATGGTGAATCAACAGTATAACTTATCCAATCTAGGCCGTAGGGGCCGTCCTGAACATGCAATATCTTGTCCCTATCCCCAACTTTCATGACTTGTGTGGTGCCGTTAGAGTTTGAATCATATGGGTCTAGCGTCAAAGTATTACTGAGCGTGCACCCATACCTATGTTCATCATACCCCCACAAAAAATACCTAAATTCGACCTGGTGCAAATTACCTGTTGCACAAAGTTTTATATTTTTATATCCTACATTAGTCAATATCGTTGGTTCCCCGTGTTCCCTTACAGTATCATTATTTATATCTAGCCTTAAAAAACCCTGGGATGTATCCGTTGTATATCCTAGCACCACAACATTCTCGTTAATTTTAATCATATCAAAACCTTGCGCGTTGTTTACAGCTATTTGCTTAACGGCTTTTATAGCCCATAAACCCTCCTCGTTTTTTTTAAGTATTCTCACATACAATTTGTGGGTAAGTGCTTCTATCCATCCCGCCATTATCATGTCATCCGATAACTTTTGGGCGCGTATCAATAATGCTGCACTTTCAGATATATTTATATTATCTGAAGTTACCACACTAGTTTTTTCAGTAACAAAGCATCTTGCCGGTATGTCTTTAAGAGCTAATTTTTCCTGTGAAATGCTATTGACTAAATTAAGTTTCCCAATATGTTGAATTACGTCTTTAAGTTGGATTGCCCCTTCTTTCCCTTTAATTGTAAATTTTTGTGCCTCAGTATATTGAGGATATCCAAGATTTCTAATTATTGTGCCCAACTCATCTAAGTAGTCCGAATTTATTATCCCTATGCTCATGTAATCTCCTCTTTTGTATTTAAAATTCATAATCATTTAAATTATTCAACATAGATGTCAATTTTGCCTCAATATATTCTGATAAGGCTGTATTGTCTGCCGGAGTGCCTTGTATTTGCGCAAAATTTAAATTTTCAACTATGCCGTCTTTGCCGGGGGCGCCTGTATCCCCTTTTGCTCCGTCTTGCCCATTTTGACCATCTTTACCGTCTTTACCATCTCTACCCTTCGCGCCCGTTACCGTTACTACTACAATAGCATAATCGTCCCTGTTCATATAGTCTCTTCCCCCTTCTATTTAAAATTCATATTCATCTAAATTCGGTAACACTTCAGAATTTACAAATTGTCCTCCAGAACTGTCAATAATATTTGGCTCTATTGTTAAAATATTTGCCTTAAACTGTATATTTTGTTCATTTTTTCTAAAGTGTATGCTATACCAATATTTTCCGGGCAGTATGCGCTGTGTCATCTCTGGAGTTATATGGAACATATATTCTACAGTATTAATTTTCAATCCTCTATCTGCTGGTTGTACTATTACTTTCGGGTCTTCTTTGCCTTGTTCTTCTGTTAATTCTAATTTAAATATATAATTTGTATCATCTATATGTTTTTTGCAGATTAAGATTATATTATCTACTACCGGGATATCATAATCTAATATGGCTGGGCCTTGGACTTCTGCAATTAATACTGTTATGATTTTGTCTGTCCCTTTTATCATACTTTCCGCCCTTACTCTGCCTCTATCCGCAGACTCTATTCTACAAAAATCTTCGGGTTTAATCATACAAATCACCTCAAATCCATCTAGCAAAATTTTCTATTTCAATTTTTTTAATATTTCCTGAGACATTCATAGTATTATTGCCCGGAACAAAAAATAATTTATTATAATCTCCGTTAACATTTCTATTTTTTAATGTTGTCCCTTTATAAGCTTCCATTGCTTCTGTGTCGATTGTGATATAGTCATATTTTGGAAAATAAATTCTAAATGTGCTGTTGTTATTTAAATTAATATCTACATCCCCTAACCCATATACAGTTATTCTAGGCCTTGAAAGGACATTCCCTCGATTTAAAATATTTATCTGTTTATCTTTGATGCAGTGTAAACAAACTTCAAGTTTAAAATTATATATATGGCCTCTAACGAAATTCAAACATAAATAATTATAATTATCTTCTTTTATTATTCCCACAGTTTGTACAATCGTACCTTCCCGATTTAAATGCGTACATAAATCGTTTAAAACTCGAAGCTCATCCCCTGCATTCACTACCTTCACTGAACATCCTGAGGTCTCATTCCCCTCAATATACATTACTAATTCATAATCCCCAGGCTCTAATTTTATGTTTTGTTCCATAGGCACCATTATTTCCGCATCAACTCGTGGTTGCCCTACTACTTTTATTTCATTATTAACACATTTTACTGTTAATCCATCTTGAACTTTTTCAGAATCTCGCAAATTTATAAGCTGGTTCTCAAAAGAGAATACTTTTGTTCCATCTATCGTGGAATATTTAAATGGTTGCACTCGCATTTCAATAGTAGTTATTGGTTCAAAAACTATTGGATCTGTAATAATATACCGATAATATTTGTCGGGTTCGTTCGAAAAAATAGCGGTTCCCTCACTATTAAAAAAACTTACTATTTCATCCCAATCATAAGGAGCTTTTATGGCAATTTGAAAACTTCTGGTGTATGCTGCATATCCAACAGGGAAAACAAAGTTTCCATCCCTTCCATCTATTTCTTCGACTTGTGTCCGCATCGCCGGTTTCGTTATTGTGGGCAAAGAATCTATTTCAAACCCTTGCACTGTTTCGCTACTTATCCCATTTAAAATTACATAATCCATTTAATCCACCCCCTTACTGATAAATCAGGTTGTCCACCCTTTTATCAACAAATTCTCCTAATCGTTCACCATTTAATTTTATTTCAAATTTATCTTGCATTTTATATAATGCTGCCGTAAATGCATTTGTAAATACCTTCTCCCATTCAACTGCTCCATTCGAACCTGCCTCCCAGGTGTTAGCTCTCATCCCAACTGGAACTACCTGTCTATTAGCAAGTGCCTCTACATTGTGACTTAACCCAAATTGCACATTTTGTAAATTCACTGCCCCCATGTTTTTTTGAAGCGCGCCTGTGACTTTTTTTCCTAACTTTGCAGTTTGATTAAGAACAATATCAGAGTCTTCCAAAATACCATTTAATAAACCTTGAGTGAAAAATGCACCTATCTTAAACGTTGCCTTAGAGGGAGAATTCTCATCAACCGCTCCTTTTAACGTATTTACCAAGTATGTTCCAAAATTCCAAACCTCCTTTATTAAAGCGTTAGCGCCGTCAAATATTCCTTTGCTTAATCCCATTATCCAATGACCTCCAACGTCAAAAAAATCGAGATGCATTTTTTGCAACGTTTGAACAGCGTCATTCCCTAAATTGGTGGCCGTTGATTTTACCTCACCTTGTTTCGATTCCATCCCCTCTGCTGCATTTTCACCTAAAGCCTCTCCAGCCTCATGTGCCTCTCCGGATTGTTTTTCAACTCCTTGAGCAAAATTTTCACCTGTGTCTTTTCCAATCTCGTGAGCTTTCTCTGCGCCTATTTTTAATGGGTCTTGTGCACATTCCACCAAATAATCGAAAACTTCTTTAGCAGTACCAGTTTTCTGCAGTACTCCATTTGCATATGCAAGTACATGCCCTTCTGCATTTTGTTGAAATGTCCATGTCTTGCCAGTCATTTCGTTTAGTGTCTTTGTCGTTTCTTCGTTCCATAAATCATTAATATCTTTAAGATGTTCGCCTATTGTAGATAGATGCGCTTTTAAATCATTTTTCAAATTATCAATTCTTTTTTGACTAGCGTCCATTTGTGTTTTATACATGTCATCGTTAGTTTCTTCATACAGCCTCTTATAGTTGTCGTGTGCGTCCTGTTCGGCTGCCAAATTAGCCTGAATTTCTCTTAGTTTTGCATCTTCTGTATTTTTAAACTTCTCCATATATGACCATTGAATATTTGTCATTTTATCATAATGTCCGTTCGCCATAAGCTCTGAATTTTTATAATATTGTGCTATGTCGAACGAATATTTGTCATTCAACCCTTTAGTTTTATCATAAGTTTCTTGTAGAGCCTTTAAATTTGACTTTGCTTTTGTTAGAGCATTCTTTGCGGGCTCCCACCGTTGTCGGAAAACCTCAGCCGCTTCACCTCCGGAGCCTGCTCTTATAGCAGCTTGATACTTTTCTTCTTCTTCTTTTTCCTTGGCTGTCCACTTTGCTACCTCCACTTTGGCTTCAGCTAGCTCTTTTTCCTGTTTTTTCTTGTCCTTTAAAACGTCCATTTGGTTTTTCAAAGCGTCTGTGTACAGAACTTCTTGCGCATTTAAAATTGCTTGGGCTCTTTTCTTCTTTATTGTCCCTTGAATTTCTTTTTGTATATTCTTATAATTTTGTATAACACCGTTATTATTCTGAATTTCTATTCCTAATGCTTTCGACAATTCTGTAGTGATATAGTTAGCTCTTTCTTCATAACCTTTTTTGACTTTGCCATTAGCGTCTACTAGAGTATTCAATTCTTCTGCTAATACAGTAGCATTTGTCATTTCAGTCATGTGCGCATCTACACTTTTTTGTTGCGATTCTACTAATTTATCCCGTGATTCAATAATCTTATTAATAGCTTCGTCTTGCTTTTTTATCCAATCATCAGCTTCGAGGAGAGATTTCTTATACTCTTCGTGGGCTTGATAGGCGTGGTATAGTCCCACTATCGCCGCCGCTGTTACCGCAATTGCAGCCTGCACTGGATTTAGACTGGTTAAAAAAGCTTTTATCCCTTCCTTTATATTCTGAAACACAGCTACGAAGTTTACTCCAGCCAATTTGAAAGCTGTCATCCCAGTGGTTATAGAAGAGAACGCACCCATAACTGCTGTTGAATTATCAATCAAGAATTTAAATGCATCAGCCATATTATTTGCTACATCAATTGCCTTATTAAATGCCGGTTTAAGCTTGTTATAAAGGGCTATTTGCAATCCCTCAATTTTAGATGTTAAAAGTGTTATCGCACCTTTTCCGTTATTCATCATAGTGTCGGCCATTTTTTTGCCAGCACCTTCTGATTGGTTTATTGCAGTTTTTAACTTGGTCAAATTTCCTGGTGCTGTATTAACTATTGCAAGTAATCCCGCCATTGCTTGTTTACCAGCAATACAAGTAGCAGCTTCAGTTCTTTCTGCAGCACTTAATTTGCCCATTTTATCACGCAATTGGTTTACTACATCGCTAAGCGGCAACATATTGCCGTTAGCATCGGTCATCGTTATCCCCAATTTGTCCATCCACTGTTTAACATCTTTAGTCGGTTTTATAAGCCTGGATATAATATTTCTTAGGGCTATTCCGGCTTTTTCTCCTTTGATTCCATTGTCAGCTAATATTCCTATTACCGCCGATAAATCTTCTACTGAATACTTTAAGGTACCAGCTATAGGCGCAACATATTGAAAAGTTTCTCCCATCAATCCAATAGTGGTGTTAGAGCTTGTCGCAGTAGCCGCCATAACATCAACTAACCTAGTCGACTCACTAGTCTGCATTCCCAGAGCGGTTAATGCGTCAGTAACAATATCAGAAACACGTGCAAAGTCTTCACCACTGGCAGCTGCTAATTGCCAAATACCATCTATGCCCTCTAGCATCTCGCGTGTATCCCAGCCAGCTAGTGCCGTGTATTTCATCATTGTAGTGATATTAGTGGCTGTAAATTGTGTAGTTCTACCTAACTCTTGTGCTTTCTCATTTAAGGCTCTTAAATCAGCGCCAGTAGCCCCGGACAAAGCTTCAACTACTGACATCCCTTGTTCAAAGGCCATGCCCGCTTCTAAGGTTGCAGCAGCAAGTTCTTTGAGCTTTTGAATGCCTTGCTGAGCAATGGTCACCCCTAAACCTATCACTACACCGGTCATCAAATCTGCGCCTTTTGCAAATATCCCCGATGCGTTGGAGTGTTCTGCAACTGCTTCATTATATTTTTTCGTATTTTCCCCAGCTGCTTTTAATTTTTCTTTGTTAGTTTCTAAAGAGTCAGACACCTTTTTGATAGATGCTTCTAAAGCTTTTGCCGATTTAGAATTTTCCCCTTGTTCCTGCGAAACTTGTTGGTATTTCTCTTTTAATCTCTGTAGCTGTTTCTCTTGCCTTTCAGTAATCTGCTGTAGTCTACTGTTTGCCTGGCCAGCCGCTTCAGAAGAAACAACGTTGTCCTTAAGTTTCTCATTTAAGCCTTTTAAAGTCATCTCCGTTTTAAGATAGGCCGTGTTTGCTTTAATGAGTTTAACTTCAGTATTATCTATTTCTTTTTGGTTCTTTTCATGGTTTTGGGCACTTATTTTGACCTTTTCACCTAATGATTGAACTACTTTTTCTTGAGCTTTATACTCTAAAGAACTCTTCCCCAGAGTACTCCCAAGTTTCTCTAGCTTTTCTTTCTCAGTGTTATAAGAATTAACTAATTTTTGATGGACTTGTCCATTTTTTTCATGCTGGGTTCTCAGCTCCCCAATCCGACTGCTTAATTGATTATATAAATTTTTTTGTGCTTCTAACAGATTCCCCGTTGCTCGTATACGTGTTTGTAAGGACTCAAAACTGTTAGAATTCTTTGCCGTTTCAGCAGAGGCTAAGCCGACCTCTGCTTTATATTTTTTTATTTGCTGAGTTATCTCCATCAAACCTTTGATAAATTCAGCTTGATTAGATAACTTAACGGTCGCACCTAATTGCATTTTGTTTCCTCTACTTTACTATTCAATTCTATGTCTCTTTTTGCACCATCTTTGCGTATTTTTCACATAATTCATTAAAAAATTTTAATGTTATCCTTCCTATTTCTTTATAAGAAAATCCTAATTTACTCATTCCAAAAACATATACTTCTGCAATATCTATAGGAGGGTCTTCGAACGTTGCTGGTTTAGATTCCTTTGCAGTATTAAAAGAAATATTAATAGATTGTAATACCGCTTCCCTAATTGTGGATAACTGTAGTCGCCCAAGTTGCCTTTCACTTAATTTAGCTTTTTTTAAATTACCTGCATTTTCATTATATATATCAACGTATTCATTAACTAAAAAACTAAAAACACGTAAAAGGTCTTTAATTTTAGGTTTAATTTTTTTACGTTCAGGCTTTTTATGCCCACAATACCAATCCCTTAAATATAAATGCTCTTCAATTATCATTTCATTATTATCTTCTTTATAACAAACTGGCAGACAATACATATCTGCCAATTTGTTTAATATCTCTTTAGCTTTATTTTTATATTTTTCAGTGACTCGGCCTTGCCAATCTATAAATCTCAGCAATAATGAGACTTGTGATTTAACAGTTTCATCATCTATTTTAGTAGCAGCACTTTCTCCAAACGCTTTAACTCCCCACTGTGATAATGTCCCATACGTATTTTGTATTTTTGATATTACATTAAAATCAAAAACCAGGCCATATTTTTCCCCCTCAATATTCACAAATGGAATATTGTCTACTATATTCATGACAATAACATCAGCCCTTCGGCTTCCCTATATTCTAGCACCTTTTTAAATACTGCCTTAAATAAAGATGGCAGTGGTTGCTGTCCTATAATCGTTTTATCTATTAATTCTTTTTTGTCTTCATGCGTCAAATTATAAATCTCAATACCTTCAGTAATCATGCAATAAACCCCATTAAAAATAGCAGAAGCTACTTTATTCCAACATTGATCGATCCATTCATCGCTTGAAGTGTAATAATCTTCTAGCTTAATGAATGTGTTTGTATTTAACACTAGCGAATATTTTTCCCCATTTATTTCAATATCACCTGGCAACGCTTCCATCATTTCCTTTAGGACTTTGCCCTGTTCTAGTATTAATGTTTCTTCCTTTTCTTGTATTTCTTTTTGTTCTTTCTCTATTTGTTCTCTTTGTTTAGCGGTAGCCTTTTTATCCAAATACTTCCCTTTTAGTACGAGTTTTTGTGATGCTAACTGGTTTTGATTCGCTATTATTTGTTGGTACTTAAACATATACACTGCTAAGGGTGTCTTCTTATTGTCTACTACTTTTGAATTCATTTGTATATTCTCCTTATCTCTAAGTTATTAGCCATCGTTGTTGTTATCATCTTGAGGTTCGTTTTCATCGTCCATTTCCACATCAAAGACTGGCCTAATTATCCGTCCTACAAATTGGCTACTTCCCGGAATAACATAATTAACTGCCCCTTCTATGCCCTGAATGAGCAACTCTCGAATCACTCGATTGCCCATTATTTCTTCGCCAATATAATTCGCTAATTCTTCTAGACCATATCTTATGCCACCTATAAGGGGAATATTTGCTATTCTGTCTTCCTCGTCTTCAGCATTAGGGTCTACCTCAATTTGCATATTCACTGGTACTTGCAAAGTACGTAATATATACAACCTTGCCTCTTCTTCAGATTTAAAAAAGTATTTTTCATATATATCTTTGTCCTTATTGTTTAACATTTCTCCATTAACAATTAGTTTAGTATCTTCATATGATGGAGATTCTCCACTTATGTGAGTTGATGCGCTCTGGTCTTCTTCGTGAATCGTTGCTTTAAAGATATGAATCACATTCCATGTGCGTTCTAGCGTATATGGTAAATTGAATGCTTGTCTAGCTGCCTCTTGATGATTATGCACTATAAACATTAATCCTAGCTGTGGAGCTACATCAAGCCCTGTAACGCCATAACCATCAACATTATTGTTTTGACTATCCTGTGCTTGTCTACTTTTGTACCCCAAATACTTGACATAATTTTGCCTATAAAGTGCCCACGCTTCAAATTCTACAGTTACCCCAACAGTACTTGACAGGTCATATGTTCTTCCGCTACCTCCCTTCTTCAACTCATTCCTTTCAGGTTTTAAATTCATAGTGACCATAGCACCCAATTCAGACCCATTTCTATAAACTGCTTGGTCTCCTATGCCATAAGTGCCCTCAGCAACATAAACATCCGTTAGATTTATTAGACTCATAGATATCCTCCTTAAAAATTAAATTTCATTTTCTACTTTTATATTTTTTCCTGGATTTTATTTTCAATCATATTATACACAGCCGAAAACATTACCGTTCGGCAATACTGGTGTGTATAAGGGTCAAAACTATCTTCCCCATCTAAATCAGGGTGATGAGTAAAATTATTAGCTTCTAATATATCAATCAGCTTGTTAATTATATTGAAGAAACTTTTTTTACTGTGCACATCAAAATAATAATAATATCGAGTAAAATACGTCCTTCCACTTCCATAAGGCGGTTCAACTTTGCTAGTACTTCTTCTGAAAACTATATTGGATTCTTCTGAAGGTTCGCCATCCGTATATGATGTGACCTTAAGTAAGTCATTGTCTAAGATTTGGCCGATATACTCTTCGCCG